CATGTCTTAACAGGAATATCAATACTGTCTCCAGTAGAATAAACCTTAGATGTTTTATATCCATTTTGAAACTCAAGATTCATTTCAAGTTTACCATCTACGATATGCCAATGTTCTGAACGAACAAAGTGTCGTTGGTCTGATAGTGATTTATCCACATCAATAGACAGTTCTTTAACTTTCCAATGACCATTATTATCAAGGTTGCGATATTTACCCCATAGTCTTTGCGTTTCAGGCTTATCCCAATTCTCAAGAAGCCACGATGAACTATTCTTTTTATCGTTTCCGCCAATGCCAAACATAAAAATAATTTTACCTTCTTCAATTAATTCTTTGGCATATTCAACTTCAGGAGTTGTACCTTTTTGGCGGTCCCCTCCGTTTGCAAATATAATTTCAGCGTCAGGAAATTCTTCTCGTATTTGTCTTATAGCACCAACTGCAGTATCATCGCTATCGTCAAATTCAAATACACTGTCAACAACTGATAAAGCTTCTATGATTGCAGCGCGTTCTTCTACAGGCATAAACGGTCTACCTTTTTTACGTGACAGCCATTCATCGCTGTTAACACCAACGAAAAGACTATCTCCTAATTTAGCCGCCGCTTTAAAATATTCAATATGGCCTGAGTGAACTGGATCAAACCCGCCAGTAACAATAACAATTTTCATAATTTACTCCTTCATTACATAATCATATATAAAGTTTTTCTTATCAGGATGACCGGTTACAACCATGTTTGGTTTTTGTTGTGCTATTTGTGGATGTAGCCACCAATCTTCATAATTAGAAGAAGGATCCATAGACACGTCGTTTACGGCTAACACATATCCTATTCCTTTGAGGTATGCTCTTGATTCTTCTCTAAACTCAGGACCCCACCAACACGCATTATGCTGAAATTGAATTACCCCATATTCGTATTGGCCAAAAGGTATTTTCTTTAATACATCAAGCGATACTTGCTCTGCATTAATTCTTAAAAAGTCAATCCAATCAGGTAGGCAGCTTTGCTTAAACATTGAAGGGTAATGAATATCTTTACCGTCCGCCATAATTACAGTGCTTGATCTTTCTTGTGAATAGTTATAACAAGCTCTTTCGGAATTGTCAATAGATAATCCTTTCCAACCAAACTCATCTTCAAGCAATGCCGTGTTGTTTGCTTTATATGGCAAGCCTGAACCAACTTCTACCCAAAGTCCGTTTTCTTTTCCATTCAGCGCAGACAAAACAAACATATCTTGATAATGTCTTGCGTAATTATTTGTAATTCTTTCAATACCAGGAAATTGAAACTTATATTTTTCTATGTCGCCTTCGTATGGAATATAGCTTGGATAACCTATGTTGTTTAACCATCCTATAGCTTTATCTTTCCATTCAGTTTCTATATTATCGTCATGTATTATATTAAAGAATAAACGTTTTGATTCATCAGTGCCGTTATCTTTCCATGATCCTGATGCGTTATGATATAACAATCCTTGCTTTCCAGGATATTCTATATCATTATCGCCAATGCTTAAACCTGCATCAGTAAATAGTAATCCAATTGTTGAATATACTAAAGATTCACGCCATTCACCATTTTCCTCGCAATAATTACACATAAAGTAATAGGCTTCAGGTCTGTTTGGCAAAACTGTAATTGCCATTTTTAATAAACTATAAACAGTTACTTCTCTATTCTTTTGATCTGCAAAACATTTTGCTCCCATAATCAAAGCTTTATATTGAAGTAATTTTTCATCGTATGTTTTGCCATCACAGAACTCAGCAGCTCTTAAGTAATAAGTAAACGCTGCAGCGTCTTGATCTAATTTATCATACTCTTTTGCAAGTTCATACATTTTAAATGGATTTTTATAATCCATAACAAAGTCGTTTAAGAGTTGTTGAATATTACTCATTTATCATCCTCTAGATACAAAATCAAAAAACGCGTTTGTTGGAATTTTTAGTATATAAGATACATTATCTGATAAGCCAAAAGATATTAGCAAATCATCTCCAACAGATGCAACACCAGTACAAAATTCAATATTATAATCTTGCCCTTTTACGTGATCATAGTAAGTACCTAAGAAATGAAACTCACGTGAAACATTAGTAATGTTCCAATCGTTATCATATATAATAACTCGGTGAGCATAATTTCCATCTTTTCTACTAAATGGATCTCTTAATAAATTCGTTTCATGAGCTAAGCACATACGGCGGTTTTCATTTATACGAATAACTTGAGATCCACCACGAAGATCTTTTTCTAATGGAAACCTTTCTTCCATTGTTTTTAAAGTTACATCAGTAGTAACTTTCTTTTTAATATCGTAATGCACTACTTGAGTTGGATTTGACCACTTAACAAAATGATAAGGCATATCATTAATTGGCATCCAATTCTTTTCACAATAGCTACTGTCATCTCCAGGTGCTGGGATTGGATTACGAGATACTTCTTTCCATTCATTATTATGAAATTCTATTTCAGCCATTTCCATACGGCCTTTACCCTTAGCATCATAGCAATCTCTACGCACTCCGCAAAGATAAAGCTTGTCATCCCAGCTGAATAAACGAGCATCTTCTAAACCAATAAAATTCCAAGTCGGTTTAGTATCAAAGTCAGAAGTATTGACTCTGCCAGCAGCCACCAAATTTAAATTTAAATCAAACTCGCACATAACATTATACGTAGTTAATGTCACGTCGTTTTGTGGATGTACATATACCAAAGGACCCCACGTATGAGGAAACTTTTTACCTTCGCTATGATATAAAATATAATTGATATGCCGCAAGTTCATAAGAATTTTATCTTTATGAACAAAGATAGATGGATTCATTGTCCCAGTTTGGTTACCTAAAACCGACTCCGGAACAATGACTGGATGAATAGATCCACCTCTACGTAATGCGTATTTAACTAGGCCGCCTGTATGCAGTTCGTGCATAGTACCTCCATAATATAGATTTTAATTTATTTAGCTAAAAGCCGCGTTGCGTTTTACGTCGTTTTTCTTTGTAATTTTTTTAGCTAAAGTTTCATTTATTACATTTTCTTCATCGGCGGATAAAGCACCTTTAACCCACTCAATTAAATTATCTTCAGTAATATCCGACAATGAAACAAAATCGGCTGCAGTTGTATTAGCAGCCGAAATGTCAGTTGTCCCTAAATATCGTGAAGACACACCGTTGAGTGCAGTACCGGTTTTTTTCCAATCTACTGACACAACAGAATCTGAAAGAGTAACGCCGTCAGCGTTTACCTCGTCCCTAGTCCTATACTTTATAATTTTCCAAGTATATTCCATGGATTAAGTACCTCTCCTTATTCTGGAGCTTCGGCGTCACCACCAGCTGCCCACGGAAGCGAATCTGTTTCAACTTCTGTTACTGCATCTTTATCAATTTCAAACTGAATGCGCTCGTCAATATGCGCTTTATATCCTGCGTCTGAATTGACTACATTTTGGATCCAAGCCAAGACATTAGCTTCAGTTAAATCTGCAAACGCTGTGAATGTACCTGCTGGAACGTTTTCTGCTGTAAATGGTGTTGCGCCAGAAAATTGTGCACTGTTACCATTTTCGTCAGTACCAGTTACTTTCCAATAAGTTTGAACTACTGCGTTTGTTAAAGTAGCACCTTCAGAGTTAACTTGATCCTTAACCTTAAGGTTGGTGACCGACCATTCGTATGTAAAAGCCATTTTATTTTTCTCCGTTGTTAATTATAAGTTTATTTATCTAACTTTTCCATTAGATTATATACCATTTCTTTTAGTTTGTCAATCTCTTCTTGTTGTTTTTCTATTGTTTCTTGCTGCTCTTTTGTAGCTTCAATCAATAGGCCTACCATATTACCGTAACGAACACCTTTACGTTCTTTACCTGTTTTCATATCTTCTGTATCGTATACGACACCAGGAAGAACTTTTTCAACTTGTTGTGCAATTACACCAGTATATTCACCTTCACGGTCAATATAGTTATATGTAATACCATCAAGTTGTTTAACTTTATCTATAGCATTATCAATAATGTTAACATTTTTCTTCCAACGAATATCAGAATAATCGTAGTAAGCAACAATGTTTTCATCTGAGCGAATTTCACCGTATGCGTTAATCCCATTCATACGTGAAGTGCTTGCTGGGTTGGTGTAATAGAATGTATTGTTTTGGTCATAGAAGAGTGGCGCGCGGAATGAGCCGCGAGCTTCAAAGTAACCAGATCTTGTACGACCTTCCCAAGTACCGTTGTAATAAATGTAGGTAATATAATCTTGGTCAGCATAAAGAATTGCTTCACCGTTGTCATGATACAATGCAAAGATAGAACCATCATCGTCGGCCCTAATTCTACCACCTTGACCGTTTGCTTCAGTAAAATAATATTGCCCGTTATCAGTATCACTACAATAAAAATTAAGGCGGTTGTCCTCACCTGAGTCAGAGATGTATGGACCACTGTCAAATGTTATACGATCTAATTGGCTAATCCTATACATCTGCGAGGTGGCAGCGGGGTTTGTATAAAAACCTGTATCATCTGAGTCATAGAAAATAGGTGCTCTTGAAGATCCAGGAGAATATGTATATGTTGTGTGAATTTGGAATTCGTTGTTACCGTTTGTGTAAAACAACATAGAATTGGATCCAGTCCGAACTCGAACTGCCCAGTTTCCGTCATTATCTAAGAACCCGTGTTCTCCTGCTCCGTTACCGTACCAATAACCTTGAAGTACATCTTCGTTATCGTATAGGCGAATACCCCCGCCACCTGTTGCGCCGTATGCAATATCTAAATACGTGTCGCCAGTATAAAGATGCCCGTTAACACCACCGTCATCAAGACGAAGACGATTTGCTAATACCGAATTAAAGTTTGATGTTGACGCTGGATCACAATAATAACCAGTGTTATTGTTATCATAAAACAATGTACCACGAAGATCGTATGACCAGTTATCTCTGTTATTCAGAGTATAAACTAGTGATGCGGTTCTTGTTCTTGTTACTGTGTCGAACGATGTTGTAAAATCAACGATCCAATCTTGACCCCAGTTTGTTGAGTAACCAGAATAACCAACGTCAACCCACTGAACGTGAACCTGTGGATAAGACCAAGTACTATTGGTTTCACCAATCCAAACAATGTTATCAGTTCCGTTACCACCCCAACGAACTGTATATGCGCTACGGTTATCGTCTGTTAACTGAGTTGCAGCTTCGTTATACCATGTTTGGCTAGCGTTGTTGTTATTATAGCCAGAGATTAAAAATTCGTGCGTTCTACCTGTTGAGTATTCATAAACAGAAACTTTGAACTTCAACATTGTATTAGATTTAAATCTATTGGTTGGCATTCTAATACGAATTGCGCCAGTTACAGTGCTCGTTGTTGTAGTATATGTACCGCCGTTAGGAGTAGTATATCTACGTTCTTGCGAGTCATACATGTTATTAATTTTGTGGTAGTTTGAACGTGAAGTTGATGCGCCGTTAAAATAATAACCGGTGTTATCACGATCATAAAAGATTTTAGCTCTTGCGCTAGATCCGGCAATATCAACCCAATCGTTAGCAACAATTCTTAATCTCCAGCTACCACCAGATCCTAATAGACCAAAGTCGTTATCAGACTCGGCATACAAATAACCACGA